CACGCAAGAGGTTTTACGCGCTTCGCAAATTTTTCCCGTGTCCCTGCAATTCCCCTTGCGCCGGATTGCGCGCGGTGACAATCTTCGCGCCATGACACCCCTCCGCGAATATCTGTTCAGGCACCGTATCCGGCTGACGCAATTCGCGGCCGATGTGGGCGTGCCAATTTCAACGGCGCACGGCTGGGTGACAGGTCGCAGGACGCCGCCGCTTCATACGGCGGTCAAAATTGAGGAAATCACAAGCGGCGCCGTCAAGGTCCGCGATTTGGTGACGGTGAGGGCGCCATGAGTTCCAACCACTCCGCTGATATCGCGGGCGCGGGCACGCCTGCGGGTGTGGTTGCCACCAGCGCGGGCCGGGGGCAGTTCCCGCGCGTTGGTGGAGAGTTGGGCACGGGCGGGCTTCTCCCCCCGGTTGAGCCTGCGGCGGGGGGCAGGCCCGTGTTCCATCCCCCGCACTTTTCCTCAAACTCGTTCCCGGCCGCTTCGTGCGCGCCGGGGGTGCTTTTTGAGGGGGCGCGCACGCCTGCCAGAAACCGCACAGGCGACCGCTACGGCAAGATGTTGGCGCTGCGCTGCGTCGGCCCTGTGCATGGCGAGGCGGAATACGTCTGGCAATGCGACTGCGGCGTCACGGTGCAGCGCAAGGCGCGGCACGTCGCGCGGATCGGCGAGGCGGCGAACTGCGGGTGCGTGATCCGCGACCTGCGCATCGCACAGGCGGCGCGGCGCGCGGCGAAGCGCCAGGCCATCGCGAAACGCCTCGAAGAACGGGCGTGGACGGCGGAGGACGTGGATGCGCTGCGGCGGGCGTGGATTGATTCCGCGATCCAGAATATGGACCTGCCGGGCCGCTTGGCCCGCACGTTAGTTGCCATCCGCGCCAAGGCGAACGCGCTGAACCTCGGCAAACGGCCTTTGGTTCTCGATGGCAAGCGCCGTGCAGCCGCACAGCGCGCGCTGGTGCAGGAGGCGCGGGCACAGCAGCGCCACCGCATCGAGGCTTTGCAGGAAGAACTGGCGAACCCGGTAGAGCCGGAGCCGCCGGGACTGCGGGAAACCGAACGTCTGGTTCGCGCCCGCATGCTGATCCAGCGCGGCATTAGCGTCGCGTCGGTTGTTTACGGGTTGAAACTGACGGCCTTGGAACTGGCCGCGCTTAAGGGGGTGCGATGAGCGACTGGCCGGGGAAGGATTCGCAGCTTACCGCGTTGTGGGCGGAGGGGTTGCCTACCGCAGAAATTGGCCGGCGGCTGGGCGTGACGACCAACGCGGTAATCGGCCGCGCGCATCGCATCAAACTGCCGCCCCGCCCGCCGGCTATTGGGCTGGAGGCGGTGGAACGGCGCCGGCTGGAGCGATGGGAGAGACTGCGGCCCATCATCGCGGCGGCGTTGCTGGCGGGCCAGTCGATGGAACGCATCGGCCGGCAGAATCAGATCAACCGCGAGACCGTCGGCAAGATCGTGCGCCATTTCGACCTGCGCCGCGCCAAGCCGCCCGCCTCCACCTACGTGCGGCCAGTTGTCGTCAAGCCGGCGTTCCGCGCTCAAAGCGTTTCCGACTTCCTCGCAGCCGGCGGGCAAATCACGCGCTGCCCCGCCGCCGCCGTTCACGCCACGACCGCCGACATGGGCGAGGGGCGGGAGGTGATCCGGGCGCATGCGGTGGCGATGGCGGGGGATGACGGCAACTGGATACAGCGCGCGAAGAAGAAGATGGGGCGGTTTCATTTTGGGGTGGGCCCATGACCGACGACGAACTGAAGCAGGCCACGTACGCCGCTACACGCCGCACGGCCACGCGTCCCGTGCGCGTGATCGGCCAGCCAACGATGGATAGCCCGCCGCGCATTGTCTACCGCGTCGATATGGAGGCGGAGGTGCGGGCGCAGATGAAGGCGGCGGGGTTTGAGTTTGCGGATGAAGCGCCGGGGCGGGGGAATTTCTACTGATGCTGCATCCTGATTACGCGGCGTTCCTTGCCGGCAAAGCCCCTAAGCCGCAGGCCGTGGGCATAGAGCCCGGCGCCATGCCGGCGCACCTATTCGATTATCAGGCCGAGTGCGTGGCTTTCGCTCTGCGCCAGGGCCGGGCTGCGATGTTTCTGGACACCGGCCTTGGCAAGACGCGCATTCAATTGGAGTGGTGCCAGCAAGCCGCCGCCGCCACGAACGGGCGCGCGTTGCTCCTGACGCCGCTGGCCGTGGCGCGGCAGATCGAGCGCGAGGGGCTGGCGCTGAACTACAACGTCCGCGTGATCCGCAGCCAGGACGAAGCGCGCGACGGCATCAACGTATGCAATTACGACCGCCTCGGCGCGCTGGATACGGTGCAGTTCGGCGCGGTATCGCTCGACGAAAGCTCCATTCTTAAGAGCTTTACGGGCGCCACGACACGGGCATTGATCGCGTCGTTTGCTGGCCATCGGTTCAAGCTGGCCAGCACGGCAACCCCGGCGCCGAACGATCACATGGAGCTGGGCACGCATTCGGAATTTTTGAGCCAAATGCGAAACGTCGAGATGCTGTCGCGATGGTTCATCAACGACACCGCGACGGCCAGCCAACAGTGGCGCATCAAGGGCCACGCGGTTGATGCGTTTTGGGATTGGGTGGCCTCGTGGGCGCGGTGCGCCGAGACGCCGGCCGATCTTGGATACGACGCATCCCGCTTTGTGTTGCCTGCGCTTCAGATCCATCGGCACAAGGCGGCGGGCGACACGCGCGCGCCGGCCGGGATGCTGTTCGCGGGCGACATGAGCGCGACAAACATGCACGCGGTCAAGCGCGAGACGGCACAGGCCCGCGCCGATGCTGTGGGCGCACTCGTGGCAGCTGAGCCGGGTGAGGCTTGGGTTATCTGGTGCGACAACGACGCCGAAGCCGATGCGCTTAGGGCGGCGGTTCCTGGGGCCGTGGAGGTGCGGGGATCGCACACGCCAGACCGGAAGGAAGAAGCTTTAGCGGCGTTTGCGGCTGGGGAAGCGCGATACATCATCACCAAGCCGAGCGTTGCGGGTATGGGGTTGAACTGGCAGCACGCGGCGCGGATGGCGTTTGTTGGCCGCAGTTTCAGCTACGAGGCATGGTATCAGGCCGTGCGGCGTTGCTGGCGCTTTGGCCAGACGCGCCCCGTCGATGTGCATCTGATCGTTGCCGAGGGCGAGGACCAGATCGGGCGAGTGATTGACCGCAAAGCCGGCGACCACGCTACCATGAAGCGCGCGATGGCTGCGGCCATGGCGCGAAGCCGGATCGAGCGGGTGGTTACTCGCGTCCGATATGAACCAAATCACGTAGGGAGGATGCCGCAATGGATGACGGCGTGAAGGTGCCTGTTCCTCAATGGTTGCAGGATGCAGTAAGGCCTAATTTGTATCGTGCCGACAAAAGCGCGCCGCCGCCGAATAAGCCTGATCCGGTGTCGCAGGAAGTGGCGACCGCGTTTATGGCGGAAATCGTCAAATTGTGTCGGGTTCATGGCGTATGGCTGGCGCATGAGGATGCTTACGGCGGGTTTATCGTGCAGCGTGAAAACACTGAAGCATGGCTGATGAGGGGGTTTGGAGCATGAGCGAAATTACATGCTTGAACTCCGCCCACGGAGAACGATGGACCGCCATCAACGGCGATAGCTGCGATGTGTTGGCGCAGTTGCCCGATGCATCCGTTGGATTCTCTGTCTACTCGCCTCCGTTCGGCGACCTATTCGTGTATTCCGAGAGCGAATCCGACCTCGGCAATTCCGCGAATGACGCCGAGTTTTTCTTGCATTACGAATTTATCATTCGCCACAAGCTGCGGGTGACGAAGCCGGGCCGGATGACGGCCGTGCATTGTTCCGACCTGCCCACGCGCAAGTGGAAGGATGGATACATCGGCACAAAGCCGTTCAGTGATGACATCGTGGCCGCGCATCTCCGCGCCGGATGGACGTTTGTGCGGCGCGTCACTATTTGGCGCGATCCCGTGGTGGAAATGACACGCACGAAAGCGTTGCATTTGCTGCATAAGCAAATCTTGAAAGACAGCACGTGCTCGTGGCCCGGCACGCCTGACTATCTGCTGATCTTTCGCGCGCCAGGCGAAAACGCCGAGCCGGTAGGGCACAAGCCGGCCGACTTCCCGGTTGACCTCTGGCAGAAATGGGCCTCGCCGGTCTGGTTCGACATTTCGCAGACGGCGGTTCTGAACAACAAGGCCGAGGCATCCAAGTGGGTCGGGGATGCCGTAAGCCTTGACGCCGCGCGAGACGAAGCGGACGAGAGGCATCTGTGCCCGTTGCAACTGCCGCTGATCGATCGGGCGGTGACGATGTGGAGCAACCCCGGCGATGTGGTGCTGTCGCCATTCCTCGGCATCGGATCGGAGGGCGTTGTTTCCGTAAAGCGCGGGCGGCGGTTCTTCGGGTGCGAGTTGAAACCGTCCTACTGGCGCCAGGCCGTGCATGCTTTGGAAGGCGCGGAGCGGGGCGCGGTGGACCTGTTTAGCGTGGCGGCGGCATGAGACCCGAAGACCGCCTCCAATCCCGCGCGCGCATGCTGCTGAACAGCCATTTGCCGGCGCCGTGCCATTGGTCCAGCGTCGGCCACGAGCGCAAGCAGACGATGCGACAGGGCCAGATGCAGAAGGCGCGCGGCGTCAAGCGCGGGCTTCCGGATGTGATGATTTGGGCGCCGGGCTATTTCCTCGGCGTGGAACTGAAAGCGGGGAAGAACACCGCGACGCCAGAACAAGCCGCGTTCGGGCAGGCCATGGCGCGGTTGCAGTTTGGATACGAGGTGGTGCGGAGCGTCGAACAACTCGGCGAGGCCCTAGAGCGCCACGGCATCCCGTTGGCGCCCGGCTGGCGGCTGGCGGCGATGCACCACGATGCGGCGCTGGACGTGCCCACCAAGGGCCACAACAAGCCGCCGCGTGCGAGGGCCGCCA